GCTGTCAAACCGAGCTGCCGCCGAGAAAGCTGCCGCCGAGAAAGCTGCCGCCGAGAAAGCTGCCGCCGAGAAAGCCGCCGCCGAGAAAGCCGCCGCCGAGAAAGCCGCCGCGCACGTCTGGGAGCTGTCTGAACGTGAAAAGGGCATCATTGCGAGCCTCGGGAAATAAACCGAGGCAGGAGGAGCTATGGTAAAGAGAAACAAGCGCCGGAAGTTTTCCGGGAGGGTCTGCGAGCAGATCGTGTACACGGTGGCGGGCGGCACGAATCCGAAGACCAGCCGGCCGAAGAAGCCGCGGTTCCAGTCGCAGGAAGAACGCGAGGAATTCAACACCAGGATCTCGGCTGCAAAGTTCGCGGCGCTGGTCAACGCCAACTTCTCCCCGTCGAGCTATTACTCCACACTTACGCTCGACCCCGAACATGAGGTACATACCGCGCAGGAGATGCGCAGGATCCGGGATAATTTCTACCGCCGCGTGGTCTACCGGTATCCGGAGGCCAAGATCGTCATCGTCTACGGCCGGGGCAAATCGACCAACCGCTTCCACCTGCACCTGATCACGGACGGCATTCCTGCCGATGAGCTCGGCAGGCTCTGGGGCCTCGGCAGCGTCATCGACTGCAAGCCGCTGCGGAAGCACAACTACTATCTGGATGAGAACGGAAATAAGGTCGACCACGGGCAGGACTACACGGCGCTGGCCAACTATCTGCACGGCCACTGGAAAAAGGAATTCGGCGGGCACCGGTACAAGGCCAGCCGCAGCTGCGTCCGGCCGGAGCCGGAGCCCGCGACCGAGGCGGTCCGGGACTACAGCCTGACGCGCCCGCCAGTCGCCCCGCGCGGCTACATCCTCGTCGAGTCCAGAGCCACGCAGTATGGATTCCTATATTTCAAATATGTATGGGATCCCAAAAACGAGACACATAAGCGGAACGGGAGCCGCCTTCTTTAAACCTTGTAAATGTGTTGAGTTTTGCAACGAAGAAGGAAGGAGCTGAACAGATGTCGAAACCGAGATACTGGTGGTACGGAAATGTATGCCGCACCATCGGCGAATACCCGAAACTGAGCCGACAGGTTCGGGATATGAGCCGGCAGAAGATCACGCCGGGCTATTCCTCGCAGCCAGGCGGGCAATCCTCCGGCCGCGCCGTCGAGGACATTGCGGTGCGCGTCCTGTCCTCACGGGAGTACGAGGACTACACGGCGATCCAGTCCGCCATCAACACCGTGCAGACCTGGCGGGACGGCGGCGATGTGCTGGAGATCGTGCGCCTGCATACATGGATCTGGCCGCGCGAGAGCCTGGAGTCCGCTGCCAGACAGGTACACGTGAGCACATCCACGGCCAAGCGGATGTACAGCCGCTTTGTCTACGAGGCAGCGCGGGCAATGGGCTACCGCAAAAGTTGAGCTAACAGAGCCTAAAATCTGTGCTACAGTGATAGCGTGAAGAATTGGAGGGAACAGGATGCAGCCATGGGCCGCACGCTTTTACGCGTCCGGGCGCTGGAAGAAATGCCGCGCCGGGTATATCAGGTTCCGCCGGACCATCGATGGCGGGCTGTGCGAAGAGTGCCGGGACAAGCCGGGCTACATCGTCCACCACAAGCGGGCGCTGACACCGGACAACATCACCGACCCGGACGTCAGCCTGTCCTACTCCAACCTCGAGTTCGTCTGTAAGAACTGCCATGATCAGTTTGACGGTCACGGCGTCGCAAGATCTCTGACGCAAAAAATTTTCTTCGACGCCGCCGGAGACCCGATCCCCCCCGTCACGCGAGGCCGGGGCGCCGGCTAGATCACCGCAAGCCCTACCTCGGAAGAATACGCAGGCCGTTCACGAGGCCCCCCTACAAAAGCGCGGCGATAAGTAATCTACGCGCACGCGCGGACAGACGGCAAAAAACACGCGAAAAGGAGGCGGTTTTTGTGGCGAACAGGCAGGAAAAGACAAAGGAACAGCGTATCCGCGCCGAGAAGGCCAGACTCCGGAGGATATACAAGCTTCTGCCGAAGGAAGCGGCCGGGACTGTCGCAGGCCTCATCGATCAGGCGGCATTTATGCGCATCGAGTGCGAGGACATGGCGGACGACCTGCGGGAAAACGGCTGGACGGAGCTTTTTCGCCAGTCCGAACGTCTCGACCCGTATGAGCGGGCGCGCCCAATCGGGCAGGCGTACAACTCCACGAACGCAAATTACCAGAAGATTATCAAGCAGCTGACGGCGCTGCTGCCGAAGCCGGACACCGCGCCAAAGCAGGAGGACGACGGCTTTGCAAGCTTTGTCCGGGAGCGTGACGAGGAATGAAACTCACGCGCTACCCGGAGACCTACAACCCCATCCTCGAATACTGGCAGGCTATCCAGGGCGGCCGCGAGGTCGTCAGCCTGAAAGTCCAGAAGACCTACCGGCACGTTGTAGAGCAGCTGGAAAACACGGATTCCGAGTTTTATTATTCCCCGCGCCGGGCAAACCACGTCCTCGAATTTTTTGAAAACTACTGCCACCACTCCAAGGGCAAGGCGGGCGGCCAGCTCGTCCGGCTGGAGCTATGGGAAAAAGCACTGCTGGCGACTGTCTTCGGGTTTATCGACATCGAGGGAAACCGCCAGTACCGCGAGGCCATCCTCATCGTCGGCAAGAAAAACGGCAAGTCGCTGCTGGCCTCCGGCGTCGGCCTGTATTTGCAGCTGGCGGACGGCGAAGCGGGCCCGGAGGTCTACGCCGTCGCAACCAAACGCGACCAGGCGAAGATCATCTGGCAGGAAGCAAAGCGCATGGTGCAGAAGTCACCGGCGCTGCGAAAACGGACGCGCTGTCTGGTCGGCGAGGTGGACAGCGATTACAATGACGGCGTATTCAAGCCGCTGTCCTCGGACAGCGACACGCTCGACGGCCTCAACATCCACGGGGCCATGATGGACGAGCTCCATCAGTGGAAAAACGGCAGACCGCTGTACGACATCGTTGCCGACGGCGATCAGGCCCGCGCGCAGCCGCTGCGATTTATCACCTCCACCGCCGGCACCATTCGAGAAGACATCTACGACGAAAAATACGAAGAGGCCGAGCGCATCATCAACGGCTACGAAGATCCGGACGGGTACCACGACCCGCGCCGGATCGCGTTTATTTACGAGCTCGACAAGCGCAGCGAGTGGACGGACCCGGACTGCTGGAAAAAGGCAAATCCGGGCCTCGGGACGATCAAGTCCTACACGGCCCTCAAAGAGCGGGTCGAGCGAGCGGAGAAAAACCCGGCTCTCGTCCGAAACCTCGTCTGCAAGGATTTCAACATCCGCGAAACGTCCTCCGAAGCCTGGCTCAACTTTGAGCAGCTGGACAACCGCGACACCTTCCAGCTCGACAGGGAAAACCGCCGCCTGATCTGGCAGCACCACATGTCGGACGGCCAGACGCAGGAGCGCGTGCTTTCCTACCCGCGCTACGGCATCGGCGGCGCGGACCTCTCCAAGACCACTGACCTGACGGCGGCAAAGGTGCTGTTCCAAGTGCCGGAGCTGCCGGAGATCCTGTTTGTGCTGCAAATGTACTGGCTGCCACAGGACCTTTTGGAAAAGCGCGTCACGGAGGACAAGATCCCCTACGACAAGTGGCATGAGCGAGGGCTGCTCCGCCTGTCCGAGGGCAACAAGATCCGCTATGAGGACGTCAAAACATGGTTCATCGAGGTACAGGAAGACCTCGATATTTTTATCCCCTTTATCGGGTATGATGCGTGGTCTGCGTCTTATTGGGTCGACAGCATGGCGGACTATTTCGGGGCCGAGGCCATGATCGCCGTGCATCAGGGCGTGAAGACCTTGTCAGAGCCCATGAAGCGCTGCGGGAACGACTTGGAATCCAAGCGCATTATTTACAACAACCACCCGATCGACAAGTGGAACCTCGCAAACACCGCCTACGACGAGGACAAAAACGGCAATATCCAGCCGCACAAGACGAGCAAGTCCACGCGCCGCATCGACGGCACGGCGGCCCTGCTCGACGCCTACACGATCTACGACCAGAAGCAGGCGGAATACACAAGTATGCTCTAGGAGTGACAACATGGGATTTTTGAAAAACCTCCTGACGAATATCACGACCACCAAGCGCGTCTCGACCGTCCAGATGGTGCAGGAGCGCGGGAATGGCTTTTACAGCTACAACGGCAAAATGTATCAGTCCGACATCGTCCGCGCCTGCATCCGGCCGAAGATCAAGGCCATCGGAAAGCTGACGGCTAAGCACATCCGGGAGACGATCACCGCCGACGCGCGAAAGCTCGCCGTAAATCCGGAGCCGTATATCCGATTCCTGCTCGAGGAACCGAACCAGTACATGACAGGACAGCTGCTGCAGGAGAAGCTGGCCGCGCAGCTGGTCCTCAACAACAACGCCTTCGCCGTGATCCTGCGGGATGAAAACGGCCTGCCAAACGCCATTTTCCCGGTCACGGCCATGCAGGCCGACGCCGTATACGACGCGGGCGGCAACCTGTACCTGAAATTTTACATGCAGAACGGCAATGTGCTGACGTTTGCATACGACGATGTGATCCACCTGCGCGGGGATTTCTACGAAAACGACATCTTCGGCGACCCCATCGCCCCGGCCATTGTGCCGCTCATGGAGATCGTCACCACGACGGATCAGGGCATCGTCAAGGCCATCCGGAATAGCGCCGTCATCCGCTGGCTTTTGATGTTCGCATCCTCCATGCGCGCGGAGGATATCAAGAAGCGCGCGCAGGACTTTGCCGACAGCTTCCTCAATGTTTCCAACGGCACGGGCGTCGCGGCCGTCGACGCAAAGGCCGAGGCCAAGCAGATCGACCCCAAGGACTACGTCCCGAACGCCGCCCAGATGGATAAGACCACGCAGCGCATCTACGCCATGTTTAATACCAACCAACATATCGTCACGTCAAACGCCACCGAAGACGAGCAGAACGCCTATTTTGACGCCGAGATCGAGCCGGTTTTGAAGCAGCTGAGCGGCGAGTACACCCGCAAGCTCTTCTCCCGCCGCGAGCGTGGCTGCGGCAACCGCATCGTCTTTGAGGCGTCCGCGTGGGACTTCGCCTCGACCTCGACCAAGCTCAACCTCCTGCAGATGGTCGACCGCGGCGCGCTGACGCCGAACGAATGGCGTCGCGCCTTTAACCTCGCGCCGGTCGACGGCGGCGACAAGCCAATCCGGCGGCTCGATACGCAGCCGGTCAATCAGAATACCAACCAGAAGGGAGATGAAACCGCATGAAGATCAGCATTCGCGGGCCCATCGTATCCAGCAATCAGCACCGCTTTTATCAGTGGTACGGCATGGAGGCGACGAGCCCTAAATCCGTAGCCGACGCACTTGCCAAGGGAAACGGCGAGCGGGCGGAAGTCGAGATCAATTCCGGCGGCGGCGAGATCTTCGCCGCAAGCGAGATCTATACCGCCCTGCGCAGCTACGCCGGCGGTGTCCACATCCGCATCGTCGGCCTCGCGGCCTCGGCCGCGTCCATCATCGCCATGGCGGGCGAGTCGGAGATGACGCCGACCGGCATGATGATGATCCACAACGTCCAGTCCAGCGCCGACGGCGACTACCGCCAGATGGAGCACACCGCCGGTGTCCTGCGCGACGCCAACCACGCCATTATCTCGGCCTACGTCGCAAAGACCGGCAGGCCGGAGGCGGAGATCGCCGCCATGATGGACGCCGAGACGTGGGTCACGGCAGATCGGGCCGTCGAGCTCGGCCTCGTCGACCGCGTGATGCAGCCGGATACCGGCCAGAAGCCGCTGGCAGCGGATTTTTATTCCGGCATGCTCAGCGAAGACGCGCTCCGGCGCGCGGAAAACTTTTTAAAAGGTCAGGCCGCAGAGCCTAATTTTTTTATGCCCGAACGGGCGCAGGCAGAAGCAAAACTGAAATTTTTAAAACTCAAAGGAGAATTGAAATGACAAAGGAAATTTACAACATCCAGCGCCAGAAGCTTATGGACGACGCCCAGAAGCTGCTGGACGAAAGCAAGACCGCAGAGGCACAGGCCAAGATGAAAGAAATCGAGGCCCTCGACGCCAAGTTTGAGGAGGAAGCCAAGATCCAGGCGAACCTCAACGCGCTTGCAGGGCAGAAGGTTGCGGCACCGGCTGCGGCGGCACAGTCCGTCGACCTGTCCGGCACGGCAAAGACTCCGGACGTGCTCGACCGGTACGACACCGACGAGTACAAGCGGGCCTTCATGAACTACGTCCTGACCGGCAAGAAGATCCCGGCAGAGCTGACCAACGTGGACGCAAACACCAAGACCTCCGACGTTGGCGCGGCCATCCCGACCACGACGCTGCAGAAGATCTACGAGAAGATCGAAGCGACCGGCATGATCCTGCCGCGCGTGACGCACACGTCCTACAAGGGCGGCGTGACCGTCCCGACCAGCTCGGCCAAGCCGACGGCCTCCTGGGTTGCCGAGGGCACAGGCTCCGACAAGCAGAAGAAGGCGATCGGCTCCATCACGTTTGCCTACCACAAGCTGCGCTGCGCGATCTCCATGTCGCTTGAGGTCTCCATCGTGACCTATCCGATGTTTGAGTCGCAGTTTGTCGCCAACGTGGCAGAGGCCATGGTCAAGGCTGAGGAGCAGTCCATCATCAGCGGCTCCGGCTCCGGCCAGCCGAAGGGCATCACCAAGGAGACCGTTGTGACCGGCCAGAACATCGACATCGCTGCCGCAACGACCGCGCTGGCGTACACCGATCTGGTCAAGGCCGAAGCACTCCTGCCGCAGGCCTATGACGCAGACGCCGTCTGGTGCATGACGAAGAAGACGTTCTTTGAGCAGATCGTCGGCATGGTGGACGACAAGAAGCAGCCCGTCGCCCGCGTCAACTATGGACTCAGCGGAAAGCCGGTCTACTCGCTCTTTGGCCGCGAGGTCGTCCTCGTCGGTGACTATCTGCCGTCCTTCACGGCGAGCGTGACTGCGGACACGATCTTTGCGTTCATTTTCAATTTCAAGGACTACCTCTGGAACGAAAATCTGGGCATGACCTTCCGCAAGTACACCGACAACGCGACCGACGACGAGGTCACCGTCGCGCTGGCGCTCGTCGACGGTAAGGTCGTCGACAAGAACAGCCTCGTCACGCTGACCAAGAAGAAGGCTTGACGGCGCGCGGCCAACAGGGAGGGATAACCAATGGCTTTGATCAACGTTGCAAAAACCGCCCTGCGGCTGACCACAAACGCCCTTGACGACGAGCTCGCCGACGAGGTCGACGCCTGCCTTCTGCGCCTGCATCTGGCAGGCGCGGACGGCGCGGAGGAAGACCCGCTTGTAAAGGACGCCGTCCGCGCCTACGTCCGCTGGCAGCATGATTTCTGCGGCCGGGGCGAGGAATGGAGGACCTGCTTTGCAGATATCCGCGACGCTATGGGGCTGTCCGACGATTACAGGGCAGTCCAAGCCAACGGCGGAGCAGGAGGTGCTTGCTGTGATCTTTGACACGCAGATCACGCTGCGCCTGTTCTCCTACCCCATCGTAAACGGCCAGACGGCGGAAAAGCTCGAGCGAGAAACCACCGTCTGGGCTGCCCGCAAGTCCGTAAACCGCGCCGAGTATTATCAGGCCGCACAAGCCGGCAAGCGCACGGACGCAATTTTCCGCATGCACAGCGCGGAATACGGCGGCGAGCAGCAGCTCGTCTGCGGCTCCGACGTCTTTGACGTCGTCCGCAGCTACGGGCAGGAAACGGAGGAAATCGAGCTGACCTGCAAACGGAGGGACGGCGCATGATGATCTATGAGGCGCTGGCAGACCTGGGCGTCCCGGTCTGCCATCCGCCGTACAAGGGCGCGGAAGAGACCTACATCACCTATCAGCTGCTCGGCCAGTCCGGGCAGCTCTACGCCGAGGGCGGAGAGGCCGAGACCGGCGTGCAGTACGCCGTTTCCATCTTCGCCGAGGGCTTTGCCGCCGGGCTTTTAAAACGCGTAAAAGCCGCGCTGGAGGCCGCAGGCTACATTGCTACCGTCGACATGGAGACCTACGACAAGGAAACGGGCCGCACGCAGATCGCGCTCATCGCCGAGACGGAGGGCGCAGCCTATGGCTAACATCTCCATCACCGGTGTCGACGAGCTCATGGCCACGCTCCAGAAAGCGAATGTTTTTGATGAGGACATGCAGCAGGAGCTCCTGTACGCCGCCGGGGATATCATCGTCGAGGAGCTGCAAAATGCCGTCCGGGCGAGCGGGTTCCGCACGGAAGCCTACGCCTCCAGCGTGAAATACCGCAAAACCATCAAACGCGACAAAAACGGAGACCCGTACATCTCCATCACCGCAGTCGGCAAAAACGAGCACGGAACGCGTAGGGCGACCGTGCTTTTTGTTTTGAATTACGGCCGCGCGAAGGAGTACGGGCAGATCACAGGAACTTATTTTTGGACAAAGGGCGTCAGGAACGCGCAGAAGCGCGTAAACGCGGAGCTCGAAAAGATCCTTACACAAAAGCTGAAAGAAAGGGGCCTATTGTAAATGCCTAGTTTTGACTTACGCGGCATCCGGGCGGGAAAGTATAAAAACACGTCCGGCACCGTGACCTACACAGAGCCGACCGACGTCGGCGACGCCATGAGCGCGCAGCTGGAACTCAAGTTCGCCGAGGGCCGCCTGTACGCGGAATCCAAGCTTGCCGAGTATATCAAGCTTGCCACCGGAGGCACGATCTCGCTGGCTGTAAAGTACATCAAAAAGGCCGCACAGGCCATGCTCTACGGCTGCACATCCGATACGAGCAAGGAAAATCTGAAATTCTCGGCAAAAGACATCGCAAACTATGTCGGCGTCGGCTTTTACGCGCCGGATAAGATCGACGGCGTGACCAAATACACCTGCGTCTGGGTGCCGAAAGCGCTGTTTGGCCCACCCTCGCTGTCCTACCAGACCAAGGGCGAGAACATCCAGTTCAACACGCCGACCACGACCGGAGAATTCCTCGCAGACGATTCGACCGACGAGCTGCTGCTCGAGACCGAGACCGTCGACACCGCGGCGGAGGCCGTTGCCTGGATCAAGGGAAAGTTGGGTGAGACCTGATGGAGACGACCAAGCTCAACACCGTCGACTATGAACTTGAGGGCCGGGTCTACCGGCTCTCCTGCAACATGAACGTCATTGCCTACGTGCAGGACGAGTATGACGGGAATCTTCTTCAGGCGCTCGACCGGGTCCGCGGGATCAAGAGCACACTGGCATTTCTGGCCGGTATGCTGACCGACGCGGCAGACTCGCAGGGGATTAAGGATGAAAACGGCCTGCCGCTGGTATTTACGCGGAAGCAGCTGGGCCGAAAGCTCACGCTCACGCAGACTGTAGAGGCCGGAAAGCTGATCTATCCGCTGGTCAGGGCCGAAGTATTGAAGAACGCGGGGGCCGAAATGAAACCGCAGGAAGACGAAACGAAACCGCAGGAAGACGAAAAAAACTGACACAGCCGGGGGAACCGAAGCCGAACGGCTTTGATTTCCCCGGCTATCTTGCCATTTGGCTGTTCCGGCTGCACCTGCCGGAGCGGGACTTCTGGAAGACCATGAGCCCGCGCCGCCTGACGCTCCTGCTTGACGCACTGGAGCCGCCCAAAAAGCCGGAAGAGCCGCAGAGCCTGTCCGCCTACATCAACGGAGGCACATAATATGCCAAACATCAACACAAGATTTACGCTTTCGGGCGAAAAAGAATACAAGCAGGCCATTTCCGAGATCGGCAGCGGCATGAAGGTGCTGGACTCGGAGATGCGAAAGGTGCAGTCGGCCTACGCGCAGAACGCCGACAGCGTCGAGGCGCTGGGCGCGAAAAACGACGTGCTCGAGCGAAAGATCTCCACACAGACGGAGAAAATCGAGTATCTCAAGGCTGCGCTCCAGCAGTCGGCCGAGAAATACGGCGAGGCAGACAAGCGAACCATGCAGTGGCAGACCAGCCTCAACAACGCCGAGGCGGATCTGAACAGCCTCAACAATCAAGTCGACGAAAACAAGCAGAAGATCGCGGACTCCGGCAAGGAGATGGGCAACCTCGGCGACGTGGTGAACGGCCTGACGTCTAAGCTTGGCATCCAGCTGCCGGACAGCATGAAGTCCTCCATGAACGCCATGGGGAACCTCGATACCTCCGCGCTGGCGATGGCGGGCGGCTTCGCTGCCGTCGCGGCGGCGATCGTCAAGGCAGAAAAAGCCATGATCTCCATGACGAAGGAGTCCGCCGCCTTTGCCGACAACATCATCACGCTTTCCATGCAGACCGGGCAATCGACACAGCAGCTGCAGGAGTTTTCCTACGCAACCGAGCTGATCGACGTCTCCGTCGATACCCTGCAGGGCAGCCTCCGCAAGCTGACCAACAACATGCAGGACACGATGAACGGCACGGGCAATGCAAAGGCATCCTTTGAGGCACTGGGCGTCTCCGTGACCAATGCCGACGGCAGTATGCGCAGTGCGAACGACGTTTTTTATGAGACGATCGACGCGCTCGGAAAGGTGAAAAACGAAACCGAGCGGGACGCAATGTCCATGGACATTTTCGGACGCTCCGCGCAGGATCTGAATCCGCTGATCATCCAGGGATCGAAAACCCTCAAGGCCTACGCAGACGAGGCACACAACGTCGGCTACGTGCTCGACGACGAGGCGCTTTCCGCACTCGGAGCGGTCGACGACGCATACCAGCGCCTGCAGAAGACACAGGAGGGCGTCAAAAACCAGCTGGCCGCCGAGTTCGCGCCGTACCTAGAGGAATTTTACGGCGACGCGACACAGGGCGTGAAGGATCTCGGGAAGGCGATCAAGGATTCCGGAATCGTCGACGCCTTCGGCATGCTGCTTGAGACCGTCGGCGATATCCTCAATCCCATGTCCGACCTGTCCAACAACCGCGTCCCGGCGCTGACCAAGGCGCTGCAGCCGCTGGCAAAGGTCATGGCGCTCATGGCCGACGCGGCGGAGCTGCTCAAAGGCGTCATCAACTTCGGCACCGGCCACATCGGCGAAGGCTGGGGGCAGATGAAACACGCGCTAGGCTTCGGCTACAGCAGCGGGGACGGGAACAACTACCAGAATCTGCTCGACGGCTACGCCGAACAGCAGTGGGGCCAGAGCGCGTCCGACCTTTCCAAGGCCTACGAAGAGGCCGTCGCCCGCGGCGACTCGTCGACCCTCGGTATCACAGAGGACGAATGGCGCAGGCGGTATCTGGGCGGCAACGCCTCCGGCACGGACAACTGGTACGGCGGCTTCACCCGCGTAAACGAAAACGGCCCGGAGCGGATCTATCTCCCATCCGGCTCCCGCATCCAGACCGCCAGCGAGACCCGCTACACCTCCGGCGATACCTACAACACCACCGTCTACGTCGACCACGTCGACGAACTCGACACCATCCTCCGCATCGCCAAAAACGCACGCATCACAACTAGAATGGGGGCGAAGTAAATGCCGACGTTTACAGTGCAGGCGAGTGGGTCGACGGCAGTTGCAAAGAACCACCCGAATACAAACTACTCAAATCTTACACAGTACAAGTTGTTTGCGGACCCGTTTACGGGGGAAGCAGGAAACGTCAAACAAGGGGATAACATATATATCAAATTCCCTGTGCCGGGAGATGCGTACAAGTTTAAGCGGGTAAGCAAAGTAACGCTTTCGTTTTACGCACAGCCGACAGAAGATAGCGGAAATGGGTACAAGCAAATCTGGACGTATGTAAATGCGTTGAAAAGCCAATTTGATACGAGCGCGATAACGTATGCAACGAGACCGGAAGTCAGCCAAACATATACCGGGATTTCAGAGCATGCAGATGGAAAGTGGACTGCGTTAAACGAAATTGTGCAGCTGAACGCGGTTTTTGATCTGGCACAATACAGGAGCAAGAAGGAAGAAGTAAAAGAGGGGATAGAAAACGGGTTTGTCGTTGCGTTTCGTGGCGCTGTATCAGGAACAAGCGAAGCTGTTTTTTACGGAGAAAAGTCAACACGCAAGCCATTCCTGACGTGTGAATACTCGAATGATAATGTCGGCATAAAAGCAGACAATTTATCGCCATCGGCAGGGGCATTCGTAAATCGAGCGCAAAAAAACACATTTACATGGGACGCCGAGGATGACACAGATCTCACGCAGGTCTGCTTCGCAGAGGTGAAACAAACCTCCGCCGTCTTCGAGTGGCGCGTAAAAAATGCGAGCGCCTCAAACACAATCAGCGTCTCCGGCGCGACGACCGCCTGCACGGTCCCAGCAAATACATTCCCGTCCGGGACGATCGAGTGGCGCGTAAAGGCGACGGCGAACAGCGGCACGACAACAACGTCCGCATGGCAGGAGATCACGGCCACGGACGTCACCCCGACGGCCAAGCCGGTCTCCCCATCCGGCATCGTCATCGACGCCACCATCGTCAACCGCTTTAGCTGGCAGCACATCATTTCCACCGGCACGCCGCAGAGCAAGGCCGACCTGCAGTGGTCCGCCGACGGCACGACCTGGAACACGCTCGCGACCGTCACCGGAGAAAATCAGTACTACGACGTGCCCGCGAACACCTTTACGAGCGGGACGAAATACTGGCGCGTGCGCACCTACAACACCGACGGCACGGCCTCGGCGTGGAGCGAAAAGGCCGAGTTTATCGCCATCAACGCCCCGTCGGCCCCGTCCATCGTCATCCAGTCTACCGGCCCGCGCCCGCGCATCACCTGGCAGACCTCCGAGCAGGAAGCCTATCAGCTGACGCTGTCCAGCGGCTACGCCTCCGGCACGGTCTACGGCACGGAGAAGGCATGGCGCTCGCCGGTCTACCTCGCCGACGGCAGCTACACCGTCCGCGTGCGCGTGCAGAACAAGTACGGCATGTGGTCCGAGTGGAGCGCAGCCGCGCTCCCCGTTTCGCACACCGAGGGCGAGGCAATCACACTGTCGGTCGACGCGGCCCACGAGGCCGCGCTCACCTGGCAGACCGCCGGGAGCTACAATTTTTACCTCGTCGAGCGGGACGGCGTGACCATCGCCCGCACCGTCCAAAAGCAGTACATCGACCACACCAGCATCGGCTCCGTCACCTACCGCGTCCGCGGCTGCTACGACGAAAGCGATAACTACGGCGTGTCCAATTCGGATACCGTCGAGATCCTGCCCGAGACCAACATGATCTGCGACCTCGAGACCGGCATCTGGCTCGAGATGCGCCTGTCCGAAACGCAGCTGCGCACCAACCGAACCAGTTTCTCGGCCGGGGTCTCCACGGTCCATCTGGCCGGTCTGGCCTATCCCATCGAGGAGCGCAGCGAGCAGCGCGACCGCGCCCTGTCCGTCGCATGCGCTTGGCCGCACGCGCAGCGGGCCGCCGCCCTTGCGCTTGAGGCCCTTGTCGGACGCCTCGTCTGCCTCAAAGACCGCTACGGCAACATGGTCATCGGCTCGCTCCCGTCGCTCGAGAGCAACTGCGACGAGTTCATGCGCCGCTATTCCTTCACCATCTCGCACACGAACCGGGAGGAGGCGATCACCCTTGACCCGTGACGTCTGCTTCCGCGTCGACGTACTCAGAAACGGCGCGCCCATCACCCACCTCCAATGGGACACCGGCAGCGCCCCGCAGATCATCGCCAGCCGCGACGCGACGATCCACACCAGCATCAAGGGCACCTTCCTCGTCAACGACGCGGTCGACTACCTCTCCGACGAGCTCCAGCCTGTCATGACCATTGACGGGCAGGAGACGCCCCTCGGCATCTATCAGGCCGCGACCCCGAGCATCAAGGGCGCGGCCGGTCAGAAGCGCGTCGAGGTCGAGGCCTACGACCGTTGCTGGCGCGTCTACAGCAACCGCACCGAGACCATCCTGCACCTGTCCGCCGGTGCGTCCTATCTCACCGAGATCCGCAAGCTGCTCACCGCCTGCGGCGTCGCGCTCGTCATTGCGACGCCGTCGGACGCGACGCTGCAGACCGACCGCGAGGACTGGGATGTCGGCACGAGCTACCTGACCATCGTCAACGACCTGCTGGCCGAGATCAACTACAACAGCCTCTGGTTCGACGCCTCCGGCGTCGCCCGTCTCGAGCCCTATCAGGAGCCGAGCGCGCAGAACATCGACTGGTCCTACGGCACGACGGACCTCTTCCTTCCGGACCGGCATCCGGGGCCGAACTTCTCAGATGAGGAAGACATCTTCGACGCGCCGAACGTCTTCATCTGCGTCTGCTCCAACCCGGATCTGGAGCAGCCCATGGTCGCAACGGCCGTCAACGACAATCCGCAGTCGCGCAAGTCCACCTTCCGGCGGAACATGCGCATCGCCTCGCTCATCAAGGTCGACAATATCGCCTCGCAGGAGGAGCTGCAGGCCTACGCCGACCGCATGCGCAACGAGTCGCTCCTTTCCGCCCGGGCCATCACGTTTTACACGCTCAATGACCCCGGCCACGGCATCGGTGACGTCCTCGCGCTCACGCACGACGACATCGGCGGCATTTACCTCGAGACCGGCTGGCAGATGCAGCTGTCAGCCGGAAGCCTCATGACACACTCTGCAAAAAGGACGGTGATTGCGTAAATGGAAGGCGTCGACAGCCTGTACACCGAAGAACCCGAAGAGCAGCAGACCGAAGAACAGCAGCAGCCGTTCCAGCTGGCCGTCATTGCGACGGTCGAGGAAGACGGCCTGACCCTAACACCTGACGGCGCGGAGGAGCCGACCGAGAAGCATTTTAAATGCAACACCGGCATCAACTTTGCCGCCGGACAGCGCGTGGCCGTCCTCGAACTGTCCGGCAGCAAGGTCGTCATGTTCCCGATCGGCAACCCCGGCGCGGACGCGCCGGCGAAGATCCCAACCGGCGGTACGGCCGGGCAGGTACTCAAAAAATCGTCCGACAACGACTACGCGCTCACCTGGGGCAGCATCACCGGCCTCCTGCCGACCGGAGGAACGAGCGGGCAGATCCTCAAAAAGTCAGGAAACGCCGACTACGCCGTCGAATGGGGCGACATCAACGGTGCTCTGCCGTCCGGCGGAACGAAGGGACAGGTGCTCAAAAAATCCAGCGCCACCGACTACGCCGTCACCTGGGGAAGCCCCGACGGCATCCTGCCGACCGGCGGCACCGATGGTCAGGTCCTGCTCAAAAACGGCGCGAGCAACTACGCCGCCAAGTGGGGCAGCATCACCGGCGCGCTGCCGACCGGCGGCACATCCGGTCAGGTGCTGAAAAAATCCAGCGCCACCAACTACGCTTGCACGTGGGGCGACGTCGCCGGAACGCTTCCGAGCGGCGGAACCGACGGCCAGGTGCTACTGAAAAACGGATCGACAGCCTACGCCGCGAAGTGGGGCACGGTATCCGCCGCAGGACTCAAGAGCGGATACAATTCACTGGAGCTGAAAACAAAAACCCTGACGCCGTCCTCGAACGGCTTTGAGATAGGGACATCGAGCTATCCCGTGACAGTCAGGGGAGACGAAATCGTGCTGTACTACAGCGCATACCGCTACTGCACCCTTGCGTGCAACTCATCCGGGAAGCTGACCGTCAACGGCACAGCCATCAACTAAGGAGGGCATCATGAAATTATACGACATCGCGCTCGCGGCAAAGCCGCTGCAGAAGCTCATCGAACAGGACTTGCCGCTCCGGCAGGCCTATCAGCTCGCCATGCTGGCGACCAGGCTCAACCCAACACTCGAATTCTACGGAAAACAGCTCATGAGCGGGCGGCCGCAGGCGGAGCTGAACGAGCTGGACGCCGACACGCTCCCCGAGCTGCCGCACATCACGCTTCCGCTCGACCTCGATATCCGGCTTTCCGCCGGGGATATCAAGTGCCTTGAGCCGTTTGTGACCTTCGAAGGAGCTGATAACGCATGATCACCATCCACTGCTCCCGCGCGTGCGCGCATCTGGCGTCGCCGCCGGAGCTTCTGACGGCGGGCATGGCCAAGGCCGTGACCGTTGAGTTCGTGTTTTCTGACGATTGGGACGGGCTGACGAAGACCGCCGTCTTCTCGAACGGCAAGACCACCGTCGACGTTCTGGCGGCGAACTGGGACGGGGATACCGTTCCCGTCCCGCACGAAGTTCTCGCCGTCCCGGGCCGCCACGCCCGCGTGGGCGTCTATGGCGCGAACGAAAGCGGCGTCGTCCTGCCGACCGTCTGGGTGAGCCTCGGCAAAGTCCAGCCCGGCGCGGACCCATCCGGCGACGAGACCGCCGACCCGTCCCTGCCCGTCTGGGCGCAGCTGCAGAAGCAGATCGGCGATCTGGACGACCTCCAGACCTACAACAAGGGCAACCTCGTCGACGCCATCAACGAGGCCCGCAATTCCGGCGGCGGCTCTGGTGGCGGGGGCATCCAGTCGGCACAGATCGACGCGATCCTCGTGATGACAAAATCCGAATATGACGCGCTGGACAAAAAGGACGCGCGGACACTGTATCTGTTGGAGGGATAACATGCTGGCAGTTGGACTCAAACGCATTCTGGAGCTGTTCATCGGCTCCATGGGCATCAAATCCGCCCACCTGGGCACGAAAACCATCTACGAAAGACCGGGCGGATTTTTGTACATTGAACTCACAAGCGAAGAAAGGGGATAAATCCAGATGGCAAGTTTTTTCAATCTGACACTTGATACGCTGGCACCTGCCGGCCTATCGCTGATCCTGAACGACGGTGCACAGTACGCGACCAGCGCGACCGTCACGGCGAAGATCTCTGTCTCCGACGAGACAACGACGGGCTACCAGATGAAGATCTGGGGCACGAAGACGGCGGAGACCGAGGCGGAAGCGTCGTGGGAGACATTCGCCAAGACAAAATCCATCACGCTGCCCGACGGAGACGGCCTCAAGACGATCTATGTCAAGATGCGCGACGACGTCGGCAACGAAACGGCCGCAGTCAGCGACACGATCACGCTCAACACGTCGATTCCTGCCGTGACCATCACCGGCCCCGACAAGAGCAGGATCTCGAAGGTCACGGGCTACGATGCAGCGGCGTTCTCCTTCGTCTGCGACGTGGACTTTGAGGAATACACCATTCGCGTCGTTCCGGCGACGAGCAGCCTGCACACGGCGGGCACGCAGATCCCGACGACGGGCGGCTCCACCAACGTCAGCGGCACGGAGGGAGGCTACAAGAAGAACACCGCCATCAACGTCACTGTCAAGGGCGCGGACCTCGAGGCAGCGTCTTCCGGCGACGGCACGAAGATCGTCAAGGTTTTCGTCAAGAACGCCGCCGGGACCTGGAGTGCCGCCTGATGGCCGCGCCGCAGCTGACATTCTCCATCACGGGCAACAAGATCTCGGCGGTCTCGGGGTTCGACTCGATCACCGTTTCCTTCTCGTCGGACATCGCCTACACGGCCTTCGAGTGCCGCGCGACGAAGTCCGGCGAGGATTGGGGCCGCGGGAAGGGCGCTTTGATCGCGTCATTCTCCCAGACCCCGGCGGGAACGCAGCGCACCTTTGAGGTTTACGACGATTTTCTGCTTTCCGGTGATGGGGAATACCGCATTTCGTTGTTCGCGCAGGGCGCGGACGGCAGCTGGAACGACAACTACGGCTTTATCCCGCTGGGAGAGTCGCAGGCGCTGAAGACCGCGGACGGCGAGGATTTTCTGTGTATGAAGGAGTGATCGTATGACTTACAACAGCCAGTTTACCGGCGCGCAGATCGACGAGGCTATCGCCGACGTGCGCAGCAACAAAGACGCGTGGAACGGAAAGCAAGATGTGATCCTCGCCTCCGGCGCTTCTGTCGGGGACCTGATCAAGGTCAAGGCGGTGGACGCCAGCGGGAAGCCGACGGCGTGGGCGGTGGCCGTGGCGGGCACGGACTATATGAAGACCGGAAACATCACCAAGCAGACGCTGGTCTCCGCGGAGACCACGCCGACCGAGAACATGGCCATCAACTGGCAGTATGAGTGAGGAGGCCCCATGGCGCACAAGACATTGATCTCCGGAACGGCTTACGACGTCAAGGGCGGGCGGGAGCTGATCGGCGGCACAGGCTACGGCTGCAAAGGCGGGAAGACCCTCATCGGCGGAACGGCGTTCACCGTACCGTTTTCGAAGGGCATTCCCCTGAGCACCATCACCCCCGGCGCGATCCTGTACCTGAACGAATACGGCAGCCCCGTGCCGTTCTACGTCTGCAAGCACGACTACGAAAGCGGACTGAACGGCGCAGGGCGGACACTTCTGGTGAGGAAGGATTGCTATGACAAGCGTATTTTTGACAGCAGGAGCAAGATTTTCGCCGGGAGCTCGATAGACACATGGCTCAACGGAACCTGGATCAAGCTGCTGACATTGGACGTCCAGTCTGCGGCCGGCACGACAAAAATCTACTACTATGACGGAAGCAAGAAGAAAGCAGTCACGACCCGTGCAGTGTTCCTGCTGTCGACAGCAGAGTTTGGCTACAGCGATTATGCTGATACTGACGGAGAACCACTGGACAGTGCTGTGAGAAAACTACTTTCCACTGCTTACTACGGCGGAAATAGTGTTGGACAGTGGACGCGTACACCGGCCACCTGGACACAGAAAGACGTGTACGTTATAATGCCTAGCGACTATTCGACTCATATGCTTTGCAACGACAGTTACGGCGTCCGCCCCGCCTTCACCATCCCCTCGACCTTCCCCGTGATCCAAAACCCCGACGGCACCTACAGCCAGGCAGCATAAAGGAGGACCCACATGGGCACACACCACATTTTGAAAGACGGCACATCCTACGCCATCAAAGGCGGCACCGACCTGATTGCTGGTACAAGTTACCAAATCGGGGGGGGCCGAACGCTGGTGAATGGGACGGCGTATGAGGTCAAGTTCAGCGACGGGCTGACGTGGATCATAAATGAGTCCCCCAAAATAATGGTTTTTGAGCAAGCCATTGATTTTACATCAAACGGGAAAAAATTTGACTATTTCATGATCACTGCAGGCTCTCGGCCAAGCATTGTTTACTCTTACGGGCCAGGCGATATTTGGTACGCATATTTCAACGGGAGCTGGACGCAAGAGGCATTCCGGACAGTGACTTTCGCTGAAATGCCAACAGGAGCACTATTAGCATGGCTGCAGGCCAATGCCGTGCAGCAATAGACAGGAGGAACTTATGGACACCTGGTACATCACAATCGGAGGGCAGGAGATCGAGACGCGGCCGGCCGCCGGCCGCATGCGCGACGCCGACT